AAATAACACTGCTAACGAGACAGTATACCCTGTTTTTGTTGATGGTGCTACAGGGACACAGGGGGCCGAAACAGACACTGGCCTTACCTACAATCCTTCTACTGGTATACTCACGTCTACAGGCTACACAGGCACTCTACAGACAGCATCACAGACTAATATTACGGCAGTTGGAACTATTTCAACAGGTGTCTGGCAAGGTACTGCTATAGCCTCTGGCTATATAGCGGCTGACGCTATTACTGGTGCGAAGATTGCAGACGATGCGATTGACTCTGAACACTATACTGATGGTTCTATCGACACCGCACACATTGCGGATAATCAGGTAACCTTGGCTAAAATGGCTGGACTTGCCAGAGGTAAGATTATCTATGGTGATGCCAGCGGTGACCCAGCGGCCCTAGCTGTAGGCAGTAGTGGAACATATCTTACTACAGACGGTACGGATATATCATGGGGCTCTATTTCATCAGCCGCCGTTACAGCATTAAATAATGCTACAGAAAATGAACTTGTAACAGTAGGGGCTACAACAACTCAACTTGATGCAGAAGCCAATCTGACCTATGCAAGTGACGTATTAACAACAGCTTCCTCATCAGCCAGCTTACCCAGAATAGATATTACAAATACACATGCTGGGGCAACTGCTGGTGAAATAAGATTTAATAAAGATAGTGCGTCTGGTGATGATAGTGACGTTATGGGTACTATATCATGGTATGGTACTGATGCAGGTGAGAATACTCACCAACAATTATCATACATGGATGCGATTATTACAGATTCTGCCCACGGTTCTGAAGCGGCGTCTTTAAGATTCTATGTGGCAGAGAATGATGGTACAAATACTCTGGGCTTACAGCTTGCTGGACAGGCTGATGCTGATGGTGAGATTGATGTAACCATTGGTGCAGGAGCCGCATCTACTACAACCATAGCTGGTACGCTGACTATGGGAAGTACAGCGGCAATGACTAATGCAGGATTAGTTGCTGTTGCAAACCAGTCTAACATTACTGGTGTAGGTACTATATCGTCAGGTACATGGCAGGGAACTGCAATAGCATCTTCTTACATTGCGGCGGACGCCATCACTGGCGCTAAAATAGCTGATGACGCTATTGATAGCGAACACTATACAGACGGCTCAATAGATACTGCACACCTAGCGGCAGATGCTGTTACCGGGGCTAAGATTGCGGATGATGCTATCGACTCGGAGCATTACACAGATGGCTCCATTGATACAGCACATATTGCTGATAACCAAGTTACTCTTGCGAAGATGGCAGGGCTTGCTAGAGGCAAGATTATATACGGTAACGCTAGTGGTGACCCTACTGCACTGACCGTAGGTAGTGCAGACCAAGTATTAACTTCTGATGGTACAGATGTCTCGTGGGAAGATGCAGGTGGTGGTGGAACAATCCAGCTTACCAACCAAGGAGCAATCCCTGCTGGAGCCCCAGTTTCTGTAGATAGTAACGGAAGGGCTACAGTAATTAGTGGTTTGGGGAATGACCTATTTAATCTAGGTGCAAAACATGATGATTCAGCAGGGACTACCGATAACCCTTCGGCGAATAATGAGGGGGGTACAGTGTACACAGGCTATAGCTTTAGCGTAGTCGATATGGGGTCTACAGGTATTGCACACCTTGTAACTGATAACGGAACCAACAGGCTTAGAGTACATATTGGCACATACTCCCAGACAGCAGGAACAACTGCTGGGACAAGGGAAATTCAGTGGGGGGTTCAAACAACCTTGGGAGTAACCAACTCTAATAGAATCGCTGGCTGTTGGAATCCTGACGACTCACTACTATGTCTCATGTATAAAGATACTGGTAATAGCAAACTTTACCTAATACAATATCCTATTAGTAACAATACACTAGGTACAGCAAGTACAGCATTAGAAATCTATAGTGGAAATGTACAGGATGGTGTTTTTGAAATAGAGTACGATAAAAATGATAATAGATATATAGTATTGTTCGCACATTCTGGTGGAGGCACTGCTGATGACTTGATGTGTGGTGTCTACTATAATAACAGTGGTACTCCAGCACAGACTATTGCCCCATCACAGGTTTCGGGAGATGTGCATAGTCGGTACGCACAATTAAAATGGGCTAATGGGGCGTCAGGTAAAGATGATGTCGGGCTTATCGTATACCAAGACAATGACGATAGCCAGTATATCAAAGCTGTTGGAGTAACACATAACAACTCAGATACTATTACCTATACAGGTACGCCAGTAGAAATATTTGGTGCAGATAAAGCATATAAATTGGGTGATATCCCACGAGGAACACCGGGTAATATATCATTTGACACTACTGCACCTCCAGCGGCTGGAGGTTTTGCAACAACTGATGATGTGTTCGTTGTAGGTGTCCCCGGAGCAGATGGGGATGGTGACATTTACCCATTTGTTGTGCCTGTAGCTGTTGACTCAAGTGATTGTTCAATAGTAGCTGGTACGGTAGAAACTCCATACACAGTGTTTCCTGACTATATGAAAATGTATCCGGGGTCTGCTGTTGAAGCAGACCAATCTCCAATGTCTGATGCAGAGGGAAATCATATGGCTATATGCTATGACCCTGACCGAGATGTCCATGTAATAGTATGGCGTATCTTTCATTACTATGAGCAAGCAGACTGGGATGGGGGTATATTCCAGAATGGTTCGGCACTTGTATCTCAAACATTAACACTAAACGCATCCAACAACGCAACTATCGACAATACCTATAACACATCATTTCACCCCATACTGGGAGATAGGCAAAGCTCACATAATCAAGGTGTTAACAGAAGTGCCTCTATGGGAGTAGGTCTTTTGGTCTACTATGGGTTAGGGCTAAGTTACAGTACACACTACGATACTATGTTTATGCTTGGGCATAGAAGAATTGCTACAGATGTAGATACAGAATATGAATACGATAGGCACTTCCTGTTTGCTTTTAATGGGCAGACTACTGCCCAAGGTGGTAGTGCGGCACTAACATATGCTCCTAGCAGTGTAGATAGAATCATAGGATTTAATACGACTGCTATATCAGATACTGGTACTGGGGCTACTGCTACAATATCACTTCCCGGTTCTGAGAATACTAACCAGTCAGGGTTGACTACAGGTAAAAAATACTTCATACAGGATAGTGGAACACTGACTGCATATAGGGCATTATTTAGTAGAAACTTCTTAATTGGTGGAGTTGCAACAAGTGCCTCAACTAAAATAATGCCAAAACTAGCGGCAAATGGGATGCAATTTTAATGAAAGCTATATGTATAAAAGAAAATAATTGGTGTATAGACATAATCCATGATAGGGCTAGGCTGGACTTAACCTCTACACCAGTACAGATTGGTGCTCATAATATAGTAGGTGTAAGCGGTTCAGATTTCATAGTCTACGATAATGTGACCGAGACTAGTGGTGGGGTAGAGGTACTTAAAGGCACTAGCTGGAAATTATCATTGTGGAAAGGTGATAAGTTTACCTATGATGGTTCTACTTGGGCACTCAACCCTGATATAGCAGAGTACGAATGTGGGACAGCTAACAAACGAGGGTATTGCAGAACAGTAAATGCTTACAATGCGGCAACCTGTAGTGAATGTGGTGGGGCATTACTCTAATATATCTTATGTATATATTAGTGAAAATGAAAATAATTAATGAGATTTAGGAACAAAGTGGCAGTCATTTTTAACATTGTTTTAGGGGGCTAGGCATGTTTAGTTTTATAAAAAAAGTATTTACGATTAAAGGGTTGACACTGCCGACGGCAGGGCTGAAGATGCCTAATCTTAATGTCAGCATGCAAACACCAACCATCATGGGCTGGTCTACAACGCTTAGACTTTTCTGGCCTAAGATAGAGATTAATGGTAGTGCTGTAAAGATAGGTATGGTGGCGTCATTTATCGGACTGGCTATTGCGACAGGCGCATACTTCCTCGCAGTCGAGGGTATTGAACAATCTCCTACATATCCACAGGCGGCAGTCTATGATGTAGGGCAAGACTATAGATTGCAACAGAAGTCAGTACATGTAGGTACTAAGAATACTTTCCCTGATGATATGCCAGAAGTTAACCGTGCCGTACAAACGCTTAACCTCGTGGTGAACGGCGCAAGGATAGACCAGCTAAACTTTGACACAATATCAATTGGTAAAGCTACTGGTCTAGAAAACGCTATCAAGGTACATGGGGCCGCTAATGGTAACAACGGTACATTTGATGTAGCGTGTGACACTATTACGATTGATGGGTTAGAGGCTCCGACATTCAAGCTGGACAACTCAGAAATCCATGAACTAATAATACAGGATAATGTGGCTGACGGATTGTCAGTGGGTTCTACATTAGCCAGCGTATCAGACATTGAAGTGGGCAGTACTCGTGGGGCGATAAACGTACCGTCTGCTAAAGACTCAACGTATGACCGAATAATTATCAACTCATCTACGGCGAGTAGTATATGTAAAGATATGACGTTTAAAGATATTAAGGTGTTTGGTACGTATGCTGATGGTAACAATGCCGCAACACCAGCCGTGTATTTATCATATGTTAAAGCAGGTAAGTTAATAATTAAGAATAGTATTGTAGGTAATGGTACTGGGATTGATAGTCCAAGTTTCATCATAGACCCGACAACTAAGGTAACTTCACTAACGGCTACGAATAACATTGAGCGACCAACCACCATCAAATAAGACAGAGATTACCGGTGGGCAGTTACTTATTGCTGTCATCTTTATGCCGGTGGTCGTGGTATGGTTAGTACTGGCGGCACGTATTATATGGAGTGCCAGTTCAAACCCGGAAACTCTAGACAATATTGAAGGATTGTTGACAGCACTAGCAGTACTAACAATCCCTGTCAGCGGAGGGCTGGCTAAAGTATTTGAGTCATTTGGTAAAGACTAGACAGAGTATTAAGGATATGGTATAATAAGGTATGCCTAGTATAAGTGGACTTAACGATAAGATAGAAGCGGTATTAGCATGCTCCCAAGTAACTCTTGATGCTAGTCTTAGTGATAGAGCAAGGGCTGATGAATTACTTGTAGCTAGAGCGTTGCTAGGTAATCTGCGTGGTAATATGGTTAGGTTTGAGAACGATATAGAAACAAGAGAACAAGCGGAGCGTAGAGTTATTGACTACAGTATTGGGAATATTAATCATAGTAATTGTAGTAGCTGTATGGCTCTCACTGCCGCCTTGTGAAATAGATAGAGAAAGATGGAGGAGACCATGAAAATACGAAACGGAAGTTTAACAGGACGAGGAAGTGTACCTCTTACAATAAGTACAGAAGATGGTGACAGTCAGAGTATGACTGTGGCAGGTATATTAGAAGTAGCCTGCTATTACAAGTCTAATCTAGACGCTCAAGCGGACGTCGCAGATTTGGCAACGATGAGGAAACTAAATAAAATTTTAGATGCCGTAGAGAAGCCAGAATGCTGTATTGAAATAGACGAAGATAACTTTGAGTTCATCAAAGAGTCTATAGAGAACATCGTTGTCCGTAGCTGGCCTATCCACGCACCACAGGTGGTAGACCAACTTGACGAATACAAGTGTGACCCCGATAGTTGCGATAATTGCGATTGCAACGATTGAGATATATGCCCTTTCGCAAGGTATTAATGGGCATTTAATGATGATGACTATGGGGCTGATAGCACTCATAGCAGGCGTAAAACTAAAGGACTGGTGGGATAGCCGTGGCTAGAACTCGTACACAACTAAGGCAGATGGTCGTTGACCAACTTGAAGTACCTAAGATAACTGGTACTGCCGAGAGTAGCGGTAGTGGTGCGAGTACGTTAATGGATAAAGACCTTGGAAGGTTTGGCGATAATGACCTTATCGGCGCATGGCTATATATCTCAAGCGGCTCCCCAACATACAAGGACGTGCGCATAACTGATAATGTACAAAGTACTGGGGTGGTGACGTTTCGCCCTACTCAAATATCTGGCGCACCCGACAGCCTAACATACGAAATACTACCATACGAATCAGAAGCAATCCATACTGCCATCAATGAGGCAATGGACGAACTATACGATGGCGGTACACTGGTAAGGAATATCTGGCTCAATCATTGGCTAACCGACAGCCCCATATATAACTCTACTTTTGAGTACTGGACGAGTACCAGTGCTGTAGATGGATGGACTGTTGGAAGTACTTCAGTGAGCCGTAGAAGTTATTCCAGTGACCATATAATACCCGGACAGAATGCGGCTCGCTTAGCGGCGGCAGGGACGCTTACTTTGGACGATAAGTATGCACAGTTCCTCCAAGACCTGAGTGGTGATTCCGTAACACTGCGAGCATGGGTGAGGAGCAGTACTAGCAGTAACAGCAGAGCAAATCTATTGGTTGACGGCAGTGTCGTCGCAAGTACTGACCAACACTCAGGTGATGGGCAGTGGGAACTGGTGAGCGCTGATGGATATAATGTGGCAAATACGGCAACGAAAATTACAATACAGTTACAAAACTCGTCAGCGGCGTCGGGCGATTTTGGGGCGGTCTGGGTGGAGGGCGGCACTAGGATACGTGAGTACCCTTTTCCCATTGGGCTGGCTCCTAATGGGCCTGATTCCGTGTTTAGCTATCACGTTGATGTTGATGAAGGTAATAAAGTAAGTACTGTTAATGCTAGACGGATGAATAGTGTAAGGTATAATTTTAATAAGTATAAATATAGTACTGATGAACTTGGTGTTCTAGAGTTGCAAAGTACCCCAACAGGTCAGCAAGTTTTAAGAATGCCAACATCAGTGCCTTTGACATTACCGAGTGCAGACTCTGATAATGTTGAAGTTAATAGGGTAGATAGTTTGCTGATTGCTAAGATGGCGGCGGCTAAACTACTGGTTAAAGATATGATGCACGGCCCATCTACATTTAGGCAACGAGCATCTGAGAGAGCAAACATACTATTACAAGAGGTCAGGCAACTTGCCGAGGGTCGAGGGGCCACAGCAAGCAATGCAGTACCTCTATCCCCTACGTGGTAAATGAGAACTATAACAATACAGGACAAGGCTTCATCTCCTAGTACTGAGTTACGGCTTGTAGTTGACGAGGAAGAGGGTGGTGTTGAACGGTGGCGAGAGTATCGTGCGCCGAAACTACCTCCTCGCCGAACGCAAGGCGCACTCACAGTATCAGAACAAGACCCACTTGTAGACTTTACATGGGCTCAGGATGATTGGTCGGGCGGTGGATTGCGCCCATACTATCGAGAGGGTGATGCAAGGTATGCGCTTGCCAAGGGCATTGATGCCCGGTGGGAAGGCGTATTATCGTTGGGTATGGAGCAGAGTGCCCCACAGGATTACTTAATACAGGGCATGGGCGCTGAGCAGAGTGGTGATTTAACTAAGTGGACTAGCGTAGGCTCGGCAGTTACACTCACCCAAGAGAGTAGTATAGTTAATGATGATGATGGTACGTATTCTTATAAGTTTGTGGCAACAACTGGTAGTGGTAGTGCAAGCTATGTAAAGCAGAGTCTGGCAAATCCTACGCTCTACCGAGGTAGGACAATAGTTGTTGGTATATGGATGTATGTCACTACTATAGGTAGTGACCACAATCCTACTGTATCCATCTACGATGGGCAAGGTACTACACATGCCACGGCTATAAACTCAGTATCTGGCTATGGTACTGGAGGTTGGCACTTTACTTCAGTTGAGCGTGAGATACATGGTAGCGCCAGTGAGGTAACAATATATATTGGTGACTCTACAAACGCTAACGGCACTACTAACCTAGTATATTACTTTGATAGTATTACTATAGAAGTAGATGGTTCTGGCGATGAGATTTGTGTAGGTATGGCAACGCACAATAACATTACATACCATGCACAGGGGCAGGTAGTAAGTAAGTGGGACGAGAACAGGGACTGTTGGGATGCCGTATATATACATGCAAGTGCTGATGCCACAGACATAGTACATTTTGATAATAATATATATGTGGCGTTTGGATATAGTGCGGCATATATTTTTGGCTCTACAACATCATGGACTGTAAGTACATTGTCGAGCGCCATTAAGTATGCTAAGTATTTTGCTGTGGCTAGGAACAGCGCAGGCAACCTAGCACTATGGAAGAGTGAGACAGTAAATACAGTTAAGTCCTCTACAGACCCCGGCAACAGTGGTAGCTGGACATCTGCCTACACTATAGGCTCACAGGATAGAGCCATCACCGGGTTATTCCCGGCATTTGATACCATAATGATTGGTAAGACTGATGGACTGTGGCAGTATAATAGACATTATGCTGGTACGTCTACGTCTGAGAATGCGTTTGCCCCAGTATCTACTGAGTGGGATAAGGGTGTACACTCAGGGAACTTTAGTATTGGTGCAGAGTGGCATGGTTTCCTATACGCTACAGCATCTACCCAGTCCATTATACGATGGGCTCCGGGCCAGATACAGGACATTACCAGCCTATTCGTAGCCCCCAGAATACCGGGCTATGGTGGTGAGGTTAGGGCAATGGTGGCTAGTCCGCACGAGATGTGGATTGCGGCTGACATACCTGAGACTGCTGAGGCTGGTGTATTTGGCGACTTCCCAGTTAATATTGGTGGGGCGTCAAGTAAAAATATTAAACTTATATCTTTGAGGCAGAGTTCTGATGGGTCATTTAATGTACATACTATTGATGAGGCTAAGTTCGGCGAGATAGATGCTTTAAATGTATATTATGATTCTGCATCTGATACTAGGTATCTTGTTGCGGCTGGTAGAATGACTGGCGGTGGTACTGAGAGAGACCACGCACGAGTATATAGGTGGACACTACCTACTAGGTCTGCCGCTCCATATATTGATGCCGGTACTAGTGTGGGGAAGACTGGTACGTTTGATACTTCTATCTGGCACGGTGGTGTGCCGGGTACTAGTAAGGCGTTTTTGAAGGCGGTGTTCTGGGTGGAAAACATAGGCGGTGCAGGCAGTGAAACTTTAAAAGTACAGTATGGTTTAGATGGCGCAGATAGTGAGACCTACACGTTAGGTACACTGTCTAGTACTGATAGGATACAAACATTATACTTTAATGATGCCACAGTTACCAGTGGTGGGGCAGATATTAATCCACTTACGCAGGCAACAGGGCGCTCAATACAGTTGAGACTCACTCTCACAACTACAGCACCTGAGAATAAAGACCGCCCAAAGGTATTCGCCTTTGAAGTACACAGTACGTTAAGACCACCTAAGCTAAAGACATGGGAAGTACATGTTAGGATAGGTGAAGATATGATACAGGAGACAGGGTATTATGACCCGGTATCGAAGACCAAGCAACTCACAGACCTCGACACGCTTGAAGACCAAGTGTATCCGGTATACTTCAAGCATACCTATGACGGACACGCCGGGTTTGATGAAGAGAGCAGTACCTCAGTACAGATTGTTGACAGGGAGAGAGTGTCTATTGGGGACGAGTTTGAGATACACAGATTAGTATTACAGGAGACAGATACAAGTGCCTAAAGTTGGAAAGAAACATTACCCATATACCAAGAAGGGGAAGGCGGCGGCTAAGAAAGCCGCCAAGAAAATGAAAAGGAGATAGCATGGCAGAATACGATAGGTCACCACGAGGGGCCGCAAAAAAGGGGGCGGCATCCCGGCAAAGAAAGTATAAGGTTAGGAAAACCTTAAAGGCACGAACTCGGAAAGGGTCGAGGACACAGGCGTACCTAGAGAGGCTAGCAGGTATACACCTTAAAAAATAGCTTCTTCTAACTTCGCAGGGTTATATCCTACAACAGTAATATTATCAAAGAATGTTACTGGCGTACTTCTATATCCCATGCTGGTGAGCGCCTCAAGACGCTCCATATCCGTGGACACATTATACTCCTCATAATCTAGCCCTTCATTTGAAAGCCACGCCTTCACCATGTGGCATGGCCCTCAACCATTAGATGTATATACTTCTATCATTATTCCTCGCTTGGGAATTGTACGTCGTGCATTGTGTCTAGCAGGGCTACCACAGCATCGGCTACATCCTCATACATTTCATCGCCTTCTGTTTCAGTAATGACTTGACCCTCGGCGAGAGTCGTCTTAAAATTATCGTTCTCCCCATTCACCACGGATATAACTAGTTGGGCAACACCGGGATGCTGGTGGAACATTCCACACGGCGTCCCGGCTATACCTCCTCGTACCTTTCCTAGATATACACCGCAGTTAGGGCAGTGGTTATCCTTCAGAATTTTCATATGCAGTCTTAGTAAAATACTTCCTTGGAATAAAGTACTGTACTCCGTAGCCCCAGTCGGCTTCAAAGTCAGCCCAAGTATCTATCTCTTCTAAGTCTATAGTATACAGTATATTCTCCTGTTTGTCCAGTACCTCTAGGTTACGTACACCTCGTACTGCTAAACTATCCCATACACTGGCATCCATTCCCCAAGCATCCCACTTCCTAAACAAGTGTCTGCTCTTCTTAACATACTTTCGTAGGGTGTCACCATTAACTGTGCCCCATGTCTGTCCGTCAACTGTTATTTTTTCTTCCTGTGATTCTATCATCTTCACTCCTCAGTACTAATAAATGTTTCCAATGTTCTTCTGCTTCTGACCACTGATTATCATGCCACGCCTGCCTAAATAGCTGACTGTGTCTAGCAATGGCCTTTCTTAGTTCTTGTAAGGCTTCATTCGTGCCCATGTCTTTCCGACCTCCGGTTCAATAGGGAATGAGATTGGCATAACATCGTCTAACATTGTCTGTGTCAATTGTATTACGGTGTCTAGCTGGTCTTCCCTAACTTCTAATATAACTTCATCATGCACTTGTAGTAGTAGGTGTGCGTCTAAACCTAACTCGTGTATGTCATCCCAGAGCTTGCGCATGCCAATCTTTATACAGCTTGCGGCTGGCCCTTGGATGTGGAAGTTGATGGCCTCACGTACTGCGGCCTCTCGCTGGTGTTGAGCGGCTGAGTAAATGCCGGGGAACCATCGTATCCTACCAAAGTAATCACGAGCAAAACCCTTCTCTCTTATCTCAAAGTACACGTTATTCTTAAAGTGTGTGAGACCTTCGTAGCGAGTGGATATTTTCTCATATCCACTCAGGCTCTGCTCCATTGACAGGCGAGGGTCAATCTCTTTTAGCTTGCCTGCCCCTGCACCATACACTAAGGCGAGGAAGAATGTCTTGGCGGTGTGCCACTCCTGTTCGTCTACTCCCTTGACAATTTCTCTGCCGTATATGTCTTCGCCTATTAGTGCATAGGGTGTTAAACCTTTATCAAAGTCAGCCATCAGCGTGGGCTCAGGCGCTACAAGACTTGCAATCCGTGGCTCCTGTTGCCCTACGTCAGCGGCTACCAGTACATATCCCGGTCTAGCCACCAAACACTGCCGTACCATCCTACCATACTCTTCGTATTCTGCACCTTTTCCTCGTCCGTGATGAGGGATTTGTTGCAGATTTGGTGTGGAACAGGATAAGCGCCCTGTGGCTGGAGCAGACCCAGACGTATCAGAAGACTCTTCATAGTAACCCCCTTGGTTAAAATTAGGGTGTAGCGCACCGTCCCACCCACTTAGTTCTTTAAATTTCTTAGGAAACGCACCCAGTTTTCGGAACATCTTGAAGTCCAGTATGGCGTCGATTGTATCTTTGTGCCAGTCTCCTACACTCCTTAGTGTGTTCTCGTCAGTGCATAGCAACCCTTTACCATCAGTGCGTTTAGTAATGGGTGCATCATTCTCCTCAAGCCAGCGAGCAAGCTGGTCACCGCTACCAATATTTACCTCGATAGGTATCTCGTAGTGTGCCCTACACTCAGCGTCGTCTTGCTTTTCTTTAAAATATCTTATGGCCTCATCCACTGCCTCCGGGCTGACTTGTACTCCCCTTCTCTCCATGTCCGACAACACAGGTACGAGCGGCATCTCTATATTATTATACACGTCTTCCAGTACGTACTCTCTTAACCTCGTGATTAACGCATCCCACAACTGTAACGTGTTATCTGCATCTGCCGCCGCATACGGTAGTATCTCTTCCGCAGTCAACTCACTCATATCCTTACCGCCAGTCACCTCGGAGTAGGTGATAGGCTTAATGCCTAGTTCTTGTACGGCAAGGTCTTTAAGATGTGTTGACGGCAGTCCGAGAAGGTATGCCGCAATCTTTGTGTCTTGGAAATTGGTGAGAGTGATGTCATTATTCTTCAGATGAGTATACTCAAACTTAGAGTTGTGACATATCACTTCTTGGTTGGGGTCTTCCAGTATAGTTTTCATCTTGAATGGCTTCTCTGGTATGTACGAGCCACTACCCGGTATGTCCGACCAACTATACCCCACGATTTCTGCCTCTTGTACAGCAAACCGCCCCCCTCTAGTGGGACTCGTAGTCTCTAGGTCGAAGCCTAAAGGCCCGACATGAGAGATGTTGCCGTATAGAGAATAATTAGTGCGTGGAGTAACTTGTTTATTGTGGAGTTTCGTCCTCAGTGCGGCCCAATCCTCCAGTTGTATAGGCCATAGGTTAGGGTTATGCAAGGCGGCGGCTGGATGGTACATCGGAACCAGTAGAAACCCCTCATGCTCAAACGGCACACCATGCTCACGAGTGAGGGACAGGTCTGATTTGAAATATTTTCCAGCTACCGAGCCAAGCGTCACCACAATCATTGGCCTTACTTGATTCAATTCGTCCTCCAACCAATGCGCACAAGCGTTTATCTCACGCTTATACGGATTACGGTTGCGAGGGGGACGGTGTTTTATTAAATTAGTTATGTAGATATCTTCCCGGCATAGCTGTGCTTGTTCTAGTAGTATCTCTAACTTAGCACCACTTGCCCCTACAAAGGGCTCGCCGAGTTCATCCTCTAGAGCGCCGGGAGCCTCACCTACCAGCATTATATGCGCAGGTTTTGGCCCGACACCCTCCACTAAATTAGCACCCTCGTATAGTGGGCATTCTTTACAGTTGCTTAAACCAACGAGGGGTGTCAGTGTGTTCAAATTTTTCTCCTTCAACAGTTTCTATTATCATGTTGTCAATGGACGCAGAGGGCCAAACAAAACTGGTGTGCCTGTCGGCATCCTCTGGGTTGTGCTGTACTATGCTGAGAAATCCGGGGAGACCTATCGGGTCTAGGAGTTCAACATCCTCCAGCTTGATAAGTTCCCCATCTCCCTTCAGCTTTAAGACGACAATCAAACAGCGACGGCGTCAGCCGCACCGATGGCATCGTCATAAGCACCTGCATACAGGTTAACAAAGTCTCCAGTCTTAGAATACTTTATTGTCCCTGTGATTAGTTGACCGACCAGCATTGCGCCAACGGCCTCCATAATCTCGCTAACCTCATTAGGGTCGTCAGTACTTTCTAAGGCACTGATTGCCTCATTAAGACTTTCGCCTACTTCTTGGTCACTGGTTGGGCTCTCCTCTAGAGACTTGAGGTAGCCATGGAGCCTGCTCTTAGTCATGTTTCGGATAGTCCTTGTGCGCTCCTCGACAGGCTTAGGAGACTCTGATGTCTCACTAGCAAACCAACCTAAGAACTCTGTGTGGAACCGTCCAACCGAGCCGTTTCTTTTAGCGGCTATTGTTTTGTGCCCAAGCCTAAGCCTTGGCAATCCATTACTATCGAATACTTCTCCGTCAGTAATCTCCAGTATGTATGTGTCTTCTGGTATCCGTGTGGCCTTTTGAGCCTCTTCCTCTCTTGCCTGATATTCTACCATATTCTCAGAATTAAACGGCATTTACTTCTCCTCTTTTACTTGTTGCCCGACTATATTATTAATAACCTCCTCAACATCTGTCCACATGGCGTTCTCCATAGTCGGTGGCTGGTCTAGCCATAAGTGGGCAAATATATTTTTAGTCCAATAGTCTCCTCCGCCAAGCCAGTGGGACACGTGAGTGGGGGTTTTAATTGCCTTACCACCTACCATTCTCGTCTTCACGTCTTGGTCAAGGTACACCACCATGTTAAAGTAATGCCCCATATTGTGACGAGCCCATCCTTCCATTGACGGATAGTATTTAAACTCATCCATCCAGTCGGGGTCGCCCTTAACGGTGCTACCTCTCGCAGTAGTATTACCTCTCCTAAGTTCCGCTACTCGTGCCGTACCAATCACGTTGGCGTTGAGAGACTTGGGGTGAAGCAGTTGCATAAAGTTTATGAACGCTCTCTGCCATTCCCTGTATACCTCAAACTGGTCACGAGGGTCATTGGACTCTCGATAAGCATAGGTAAAGTCGTAGCATAGTTCGGTAAAGCCGTCTATTACTATGTCAGTTACCCCTGCCTCTTGTCCCTTTGGGCTGTTCAGAGCCTTGAGGTATGCCTCAAAGTCTTTCGCAAACTTAATCGGGTCATTCTGTGGCAGTGGGAAGCGTACAATATTCTCTTCGGGTATACCGAGAGCATCGTTCTCCTCTCTGCCTATCAACAGTAGCCTGCCATTCTTACCGGGCACAGGCTCTCTTTTCATGTAGTCCCAGAATGCAGACACCCCTAAAGATGTCTTACCTACTCCGGGCCCACCATATAACAAGGTACTAATGTGCAACATATTCCTCCTCATAGTACTTCTCTTCTATAATTCCATCAACGTCAGCACCAGTCAGCCACCCACGACAGAGTTGCTGGTAGTCACACCAGTTACATAGCGGTGTGAAGTGGTGAGTTGGCGCTTCAGTCTCACGGACACTGTTCGCTAATCTTACCATATCTCGCCCGGCGTTGTCAATAGCATTTTGTGAAATTAAAATTTCATTTCCTTCCATCGGGTCATCCTGTGTACTCCACAGTATATGCTGACGGTAGAATGGTTGCCCTTCCAGCCAGTCATATGACTGCTGAAGGAGCCACGCATATCTAACAGGCTGAATGCCCCACTCCTCGTAGTTGAGCAGTTTCTTTTTAACACCTGTACCTTTCTCGCTACAGGTCTTGAACTCATATATCACAACACCGTAATCGGTCACTGTCCATAGGTCTGGCTTGCCCACGTATGTGATGCCATCAATGTCAAGTTCTAATTTATCTTCAGCGACAGGTATCTTAACGTCGAGCAACCACTTAGGCACTCTGTCAATCATCCTCATCACTCCGGGTTTAAACCTATTGCCATCTTCAAGCAATCCATCTGCATAATCATAGGCATCTTTTAATTTGCCTGTCATTACAGCACGTTCCATTGCGTCGTGGAATGTAGTACCGGAGGTCAGTGGCCCACTCGGAGTATAGCCATACTCCTTGAGTCTCCTACCCCTGTATGTGTATTTCATTTGACACTCTTGCCAGTTGTCGAGTGCCGTTACGCTAGTCCGCATTTAATAATTCTCCCAGTGTTTTCCGCTGTCCTACGTGTAGTCCAGCCTCTTTCCATCCATCCTCGTTGTCCTCAAGTAACGCTCTCACGTCACCCTCATAATATTCCTCTAACTTTACTGAGGCAGTTGGCCCAACTCCGTCTATAAGTCTACGGACTAATTTGCGGAACGGACTACTGTCCTGTATTCTTTTATAGTCATCACCTGCAATTATACTTAGCAGATGGTGACCGGGTTGCATGACATTCTTAATCCTCTTCAGCGTTGACAGCACTTGCTGGTCAGCCGCAGGAATTAATATAGTATTACCACGCAAGTCCCATTTCAATAACTCTACGATTAAGTTTAGGTTGTTAAGTTGCCACCAATCAGGCGAGAACTGTGCTTTAGAGCGTCCCTTATCAGTGAATCTAAGTCCAAGAATGGGGATACTAACAGCACCTTCAAGCCTTCTGAGTTGTCTCTGCAGTCGCCTGCTTCGTAAACTATTACAGAGGTCATGAGCCTTTTTCTCCTCAATTCCGACAGTGTGTCCGCCATTGGTGACGAATACATAGTCTCCTTCTTTAAGTTTTGCGACGGTGAAACCTTTCTTACTGGATTTTCTGATATACCCAGCAACGTCCTGACGCCCATCCACGTAAATATCATCTTTGCTCCCTAAACTCTTGCCGTCGTACAGTAACTCCTCCTTCTCTACTGTGTACAATATTGCTCCTCTTTATTTTGCGCCGTTTCTCAATCTTCATATCTCGGCGCTCCCATTTCTTCATATCTATGCTCCATGAATCTATCGTAACATCCCAAGCATATGGTCTGCCATCCATCCTCTAGCATATGCACCTGTGTGCGCTCGTCAAGTGCCATGCCGTTCTTACAGGCAAAGCACTTATTCCCATTTATCTGCCACTCCAAATCCTCTTGAAACTGCATTCTACTCACCCTCTAGGAGTTTCATTCCGAGGGCAATTACGCCACCAGTACAACCAGTGACGATAGCGATGAATTCCGGGTTGTTTGCTTGAATAGCAAGCACACTCACTACCCCCAGCACACCCAGTGCAACTATTATCTGCGGTCTTATCTTTCCTAATCCCATTATTCTACCAGCCTATACATTCTAGTTTTATTATCCTCCATCAACTCGTAGGTAATTTCCCCCTTAGCCACTAAGGTTTTACGGAGGTCATTAGCCTTATTATATTTCATACCTGCCTCCTCTAGCAGTGCTTTGTCTATGTCTCCTAATGTCCTCGGCCCAATCGACAGTAGTCGTCGGACAATCGTCGCCGGGTCTTCATCAGACACTTGGAGTATACCATTTTTTTGACTGAAGTGCAACCATCGGTCTTCGGGCTTTTCGTTGTGCCTGACCTTTTGCCACTGTAGCTGTGCTTGAGCCCTCTTAGGAGAGTGCAAGTGTATTATACTGTCAGCCCAGCCTTCCAGTCCTGACCATCCACGTAGGTTCTGCGCTCCTGAGTATGACGTACCGTCACCTCGCCACGTAGTCTTCCTACCGTGATGTACCATCACCACACCAGAGTTAGTATCGGTAGAGAGTACGTCCATTCTATCGAGCCACGCTCTCACGTGGGCATCATCAACCTCACTGCCACCAAGCAATTGGGATAGTGGGTCTAGGAATATAAACTCTATCTTGTTCTCTAGTATTGCCTCGGTGAGTTCTTCCCATTGTGTTTCAGACTTGAGTGTGAGGTCTCGTGCATAGTAATAGAACGTATTGTCTGCATGTCCATACTCAGCCCTCGTACTTAATCCTCTTGACTGCATCATCTTGGGCACAATCTCACCCTGTAGGTATAGTGTACGTGCCTTGGCTTTCATCTCGTAGCCTAGCCAGTCTATACCATTCGCCATAGCACGACACAACTGCATCGTGGCAAATGACTTGTAAGAGCCCGGCTGTCCATAGATTATCACTCTGCCTTGAGGAACAATCAGGTTCTCACCTAGTATTGACGGCACTTCTGGTATGTCAGAGTCCAGAAAGTCGTCAAATTTTATTATTTTTATTGGATTCATAATCCTCCTTGTATTCGTGGTATCCGCAAATAGGACAGACTAATTCGCCGTACCAATCTTCGTATAATTTTCCGCAACCGTTTTTACAGACATTCACAATTGCAATTCTCGTTACAGTTGTCACATTCACACCAGCTTGTTCGTATGCAATTCTCCATGCAGTCACAACCTACGCTACTACAAAAGCACGGCTCTTCAGTCCAACCATGCGTGTCACAGTAGTAGTCAGTCACGACCCCTCCACACTCTACAGCCAACCACACCTACCGCTAGTAGTATGCAAATATTTATTATTAATTGTAAATCAAATTCTATAGGTTCTAGCATCTATTCTCCATTTAGGTAGTTGTTCTTAGCCCACGTGTCAAGCTCAGTATACTCATTGCGTTGGGCACTCTCATTAAATAGGTATCTGCTCAGGCCATACATTTCCTTAGCACACTTAGCACAGATATTCACATTCTTGTGGTGTCCAAAGTCATGGTATTGTGGCACTCTCATCACTACTCTGCGTTTGCTACACGCAACGCACTCATCTTTGTCACGCCAGTGATACTCAGTATCGCCTATAACAATACCTGCATCCTTGGCATCTTCTATCATGGCAGTATGCTCAGCCCTCTGCTCAGGGCTGAAGACAGCCACCTTGCCGTCATTATATTTTGCCCTGCCGAACACGGCTGATAACATGTCAATTAAACTCATTCTGTCTCCTCTTCGCTCTTTACGGTATCCCAATACTCTTGCTCGCACTCTTCGTAGAACCTTTTTACATTACCACGCATATTAGCGTAGGTCTCCATAACCGTTCTTGTACCACTCATCCACCTCAAAGGGTCTTGCTTATCGAACCACGCCTCAAGTCTGATGATATTACTTACATCAAGTGCGGTTCGTATTTCATAGAGTAGCTGACGTGTGCTAGCTAGCCCATCTTCAATATCAATACTTATGTCAAATTTTTCACCCATACTCTCTCCTCTAAATCATTCCTAGTATATATGCGTCTATTGTTTTTGGCTTCTCATCAAGTTCTAGGTCATATGGTTCTCCTCCCTCCGAGAATCGTTGTTTAGCTTCTTCTATGGCTGACTCCTCGTCATCAGCCTCCACAGTATAACTCAAGTATGCTGGTGTTGTCAAGGTCACGTGCCAGTCTCTAGTATTTTCACTCATCGTCTACCTCTCTAGCACACACTATTTCTACTTCTCTTGCTTCAGTAATCCTTATAGGATTATACTCCAACCTATCCATAGCCATAATTACAGCCTCAGCCGGACATGTTGAGTCATATACTCTTTCTACAAATGTCCCTTTGATAGTGTATGCTACATCAAAAGTTTTTAATTTTCTACTCATAGTCTATGTCCTTTGATTTTTCAACATCTTCAGTGTATTCTCCTATGTCTAATCGCAGACTGTCTAGTGTGTACGTATTGTTAATCAAGGCTCTTAGTAGGTCGAGCAAGTCACCATATGTGTCTTGGTCAAAATACTCTTCTACTTCCTCGTATGTATATACTCTAATCATCTATGCCCTCCTCATGTGTCCATATTGCGATAACCTCTGCTAAGTCTCTGTACGACCAACTACCATTAAGTACTCTAATAAGAATACTAGGTGCATCGTCTACCCCATCCCACCACTTCTCTACATCTACTTCTTGTATCTCACTTATCAACATTTATTTCTCCCTATCTGTACCTATCCAATCTATTGTGCCCCCATCCTCGTTCAGCTTATTAACAGACCATACTCTATACTCCTTAAACTCTACTTCATCAATCAAATCATGCGGTATCTGCTCTAACTCACCCAGCTTGGTAACCCTCTCATATACTTCTACCATACTGTCACCCTCAATATACTCAATGCAATCCATCACAATCTGGAAGTGTACAGCAAACCTAGTCAATCTCAAACTCCTTTAAGAACATATCAACATGTACCCACGCATCATCATAGTCACCGGCATCATTGGCATTAATCATGGCGTTGGCGTAGTAGCGCAGGGCATGCCCCAGTTCACTATCTCTATCCTCCACATCACCTACATCGAACAAGGACACATCTTCAATCCACGAGTCACCAAAGTAATACTCTTGTATTCTTTCAGAGCCAAAGTCTCTAACTACCCAGTCTAAATCATATGCAAGTGAGTCTGGGAAAGGAAATGATTCTCTTCTCATACCCTTCCACTCATTATCATAGCGTAGGAAGTAGTGGCATAATGCGCCACCTACACAGAAGTCAGAAGTCTTTTGGTTTCTGCCTACCCTACCCTTATACAATTCTCTAATAACCAACGCCAAGTCACTATCCTCGGTAACAGCAGGTGCTTCTCCACGCATATCACTACTCATTGTCTTGCCTCCAACTAAACTTGATATTCTTGTTTGCTTCCTCGGGCTCGGCGGTGACGAGCAGAGCATCACCGGCAATCTCTAGCAAGACTGCCTCCTGACCCTGCTCTAGAAGCATGTAGGCGAGGCTCATCATACCCTCGTCTAGATTGTGACCAACCCACGTGAGTATGTGAACCTCCTCCTCCACAACCTCATGGCTACTGTTTAACCAAACACCTGTACCAATAACAGCAGTCACACCACCTGCCTCTGCAATAATACTATTCACTGCCTCATTCACCTCATCAGTCATGGCATCGCAGGGAACCCATGCCTTATACTCAACTCCTATCATCTCAACATTATACTTGACTGACATGTATTATACCCTCCTCGTCTGCATGCTCCTCTAAGAACCGGAGCAATGGTTGTATTTCCTCTAGGATGGTGACAGCAGGCGTCACGTTAGGATACATGCTGTTCAACTCATCAATGGCTAGGTTAATAAATGGTATCCAGCTAGGGAATATCTTGTTGTTGTTTATTGCCACACTGCACCTCCTGACACCAATACCTCACTAACAGTTATTATATCCTGCTCCTCCACAAACCCTTTTGATGCTTGCTCCCTCAAGAACTCCTCTACTGCCTGTAAGTCATACAGGTCACTGTCATACTGCCCCTCTAGGTATACGTCTGCTGTGTAGTCTCTCCAAGTCATGCTTGCCTCCTTTCGGCGTTTGATTAGGTGTCCATCTTACTACCGAACCGCCAACGCCGTCAACCCCCCATTCGATTCATGAATTTTAGTTCAGTATTGTGTTCTGCTCGCCGATATGGTATCTTGTACAGGCATTGAAACTATTTAGTCGTGGAGGCGTAAAAGTATTATGAAAGTGACTACCCATACAGGCACGAAACCATATAAACTATTTCCATTTCCAGCTATATATACACTAAGTATATATAGAGAGGCTACGCTACTGTCACACTGGCACACGCTACGCTATAATCTCACTGGCACTGAGACCCCCTCGGCGGAAAAAATATTTCCATTGGAATTCATGAATTCCAATTCATGCTTTCGCAACCAAAACTAAACGCAAAAAATAGCTCCTGGACTTTTGGACATTTTTTTATACTTTTTTAAAACATATGTGTTACAATCACGAGGTCAAATCTACGCCATGGAGTAAAACCGGCAATGACAAAATTACAGGAGAAAACAATGGACGATAAATTATTTTGTAATTTGTGCGGAAGTAAAATTGAGGCGGAACACGGCGGAGCGTGGACACTAGGGCACAACCCCGAACCACTAATCAGCCATCCCGATGACCGGTGCTGTAGGGCATGCAATGACACGTATGTTTTCCAAGCTAGGTTGTATGATTCAACGTCACATTTAAACAAGGCACAGATAGCAATAGCAATAGATTTTATAAGGAGTACGAATGGCGTCAAAAGCATTTACAGCAAAAGTAATCATAAACAAATTTTCGGCTAAAGGAGACTTAGTACAAATTGAAGCCGACAATCCCAGAACAGACGGCATTAAGCCAACATGGTTTGAGCTGGAGAAAGTAGAGCAGAAGTGTGGCAAATTGTCTGAAGGGCAAAAGCTAACATTGTCACTTAGTGCGGATTGATGACTTTGTGGCTTACCTGTGTGCTATTGCTATGTCGATTGCTGTATGGTTAGCCAACAAAAGAAAATAACCTGTGGGCGTTTTGGTTGCTGTTGAGTATGCGACCGATTGTAAGTCCCACTAAAGGATTTTAAAATGTCAACGTGGTTCGTTAAAACTGGCGGGGTGATAACCGGAAAAGCTATTCCATTATATAGACTGCATGTTCTGAGGAAAGGAATCTATTTGGAAGGTAAGGGTCTCAAACTCAGTAGAGGAAGAAGTTGTTTAGCGATAGTTAAAAAAGAATTTGGTTGGAAAGGTAATAGAGAAAAAATCTTAGGGATGCTCAATGCGGAAATTGACAGGAGAGAAGAAGACAATGCACAAGCATAAATTTATTGAATGTATTATCCCGAATTGTAACGTCAGGAAATCAGCTAATTATAGACACCAACATTGTAGTCAAAATTGCATAGCTATTCGCCGAATAGTCATGCCATATAAGGAGAGCTAAATGGATTTATACTGTCAGATTTGCGGAGAACCAATGGAACATTATCATGTTGTTCATGATATGGAATCCAGCGAACGTGCTATATTCCTTGCCGGTTTGGGATGCTTTCATTGTCACGGTGAAATTCCAGCCGGTGGTAAACCTGAGATAGCAGAGATAATGACAATGGCAATGGACACTATCGGACTCCACGATTTGGACGGCGTGGCATCCATGATGGAAGATTATAGTTATGTAGATAATTATGATGGTGGACAATGGTAAGACAACGTGACCAGTACAAACCAACTACGGCAATATCAAATAACGTCAAACTAGATAAAAAGGTATGGGATAGAATCATGGAAGAATCAAGGTTCGGCAAATGGTCAATTCAAAATAGAAAGAAGACTACATTTAAACCTGATAAATCTACCTGTAAACATATGATGGTAATTTCGGATGAAACTGGACTAAATACCCATTGCGTTTACTGTGGATATGCACGATACTCCTACAAATCAAAACCACTCAGGAGTAGCCAATGAAGATTAAGAGTTTGAGGTTTAAAGTTTGGATGGGCACAATCAAAGTATATTACAGGAGTTAATATGATAGCTAAAAAAGAATTTGAAGCCATTGCCGAATTACTCAATGAACATGCGTTCGATAGGTATGAGCAGAGATTAAATGACGGCGTATTCTATATATGTTTGGATTTCTCGCATTTATTCGCTTCAATGAATCCCAACTTTGACCATAATAAGTTTATGAATGCTTGCGGATTTACTGACGATAGAATCGAGGAATGGATGCAGGAGCGAAGGTCGGAAAGATACCCAACAGCAGAATCATTCGATAGGAGTGTAAGACGATGATAGTTAATAACCAAAATCAGAAGTGGGAAACCCACGAAGTGGCACTATGTCACGTATGGAATTGCGACCGGCTATTAAGGCTTGACCAATGCCACACTTACGTAAAACCTGAATGGTTCGGTAGTCCTTGGGCCCATGGTCTGGACGTTGTTGCCATATGCGCTCATCACATAATCGGCAAGGATGAAAGGATTGAAGTATTGAATGATAAACCTCTGTCGTCCGCAGTGTTGGAAGTAGTGCAACAAATATTCCCCGAATACCCATTACCTGAGCCGGTGCAACACTTCAATGATAAAGAGTTAGAGAAGTTAGAGCCACGAGTACAGGACAAAGGGGAACTAAAAGATTTCGTGTTCAAGCATGAAGTAATTGATGCTAATGATTTCTTATATCAGGAGTGGCTAATGGATATTAATGAAGGCTCACCACATAGGCACATAGGGGGGGCAACTTAGATACAAATAAAATAATACTGTGTAATAGAGTGCTTTGGCTATTGCACTTCCTAGCCTCTACAGGTTCGATGATTGCCTGTAGGGGCTTTTTTTGTGCCCTACTAAAAAGAGGGCTAAACATGCACCCCAGTTGAAACCCTATAGTCCTATCGTATGGAAAGGAGCATTTCGGGTATAGAGGGGCTTCGTGATTAGCCCTACACAATCACTGGAGCCTTTCCTCACACAAATTCTTGAATATTGAGGCTTTTCCCCTAAATTTTATTAATATTCAAGCATAAAAGGGGCTCTTGAAATTTTGAATATAATCAAGTTCGGACATACCCTTATATATAAGAAACGTGAGGCCAGTTACCTGACCCCACGCCGAGGAGGAGTGGTGCTTATGCACCGGGAGGGTGTCAATTAAGACACACTTAATTATAGCACGGCTGGGCAGGGGTTGTCAAGAAGTAATAAATATGGTATAATTGTTGTATGGGAAAACATGGTGGGGCTCGGCAAGGCGCTGGGCGTCCTAAAAAAGCAGACATCGCTAAGGGAGAAGTGGTTGCACAAAAGTTGCAGACCGCATTCCAAGTTGGCCTTGAAGAGATAGGTACTAGTTTACCTGAGCTTATTCGGGCCAGCGTAGATAGTGCCTTGAGTGACGCCAAGGATGCCGGGGCAGACCGCCGCTTTCTCATTAAGCTATTTTCTGAAATGGTTAAGATTACTGAAGACGATAAGACCCCTTATGCGCAATTGATGCAACAGTGGGTACAGCAGGTGAATGTTAATGTGGACAGAGAAGGCGACAGACGTACTGAAGTTATTGAATCTGGAGTTGTCTCCAGAGCAAACTGATGTACTATATCATCCTAGCCGACTTAAAGTAATTGGTGGTGGTGAGGGTGCAGGCAAGTCTTTCCTCGGTGCGCTGACCGGCGTAATACGAGGTATTGTTGATGCCCACGAAAATGGCTATGATGAAGACCTACTATACTGGGTGGTTGGCGCAGACTTTGAAGATGCCCGAAAAGAGTTAGAATATATCCATGAGTGGTTAGATGAGTTGGGGTTGGTAGATAACTCTAAGACATCTATCTCGACGCACAAAGACCAGAAGTGTATTTTGACAACAACGATAGGAGCAGTCTTTGAAACAGTATCTGGATATGACCCTAAGAAGATTGGGCGAGAACAGCCACAAGGTATTATCGGGTGTGAAATCAGTCGTTGGCCCAAGGAAGTTTGGGATAGGTGTTACGGACGTCTTGCAAGACGCTATCACCGAGGCTCTTGGGGGTTTTTCTCCGGGTCGTTTGAGACTTCGGAAGGGTGGTTCCCAGAAGTGTGGGAGATGGGACAATCTGGTAATGAGTTGGATGTTACCAGCTACTCACTCCCGGCATGGGCGAATCTCGCAATATATCCACTTGGTGAGAACGACCCAGCTATCGACCAGCTTCGGGCACAAACAACTGAGCCAAGGTTTATGGCAAGGTATGGCGGTAAACCCCACCCACCTATAGATAGCGTATTTCCAGAATTTAAACACGTAATACACGTTGACCCGAAAGTGGAGTTTGACCCATCGGAGTCAACATACATATTCATAGACCCCGGAGACCTAGTGTATGCCTGTGAGTTTATACAGTTCAAGGATGATGAGGTTTGGGTGGTAGATGAATTATATGTGTCTCATTGGACACACGAGCAGGTAATGCAGGGCGTACAGTTAAAGCCTGCATGGAATAACATTAAAGACGGAGTGATGGACATTGCAGGAACGCAACACCATATGGGACTTGGTAGCGCCTTTGAAGCGTGGAATAGAGACACTGGTCTCCAGATGCACGTCAACAAATGGCCCATCGACGCCGAGCTTGAGCGATTGCGCTCGGTACTCTCTATTAACCCTAACACTGGTCGGCCTCGCTTGCGTATTAGCCCCAAGTGTCAAGGGCTCATTGCGGAAATGGGCGGAGGTACAGCACCAGTCGCAAACATTGGACGATGGAAGATAAGGAATGGAAAACCGGAAACTCGCAATGACCATGCGTGTAAAGCGTTGTCTTATGGCTTACTTGAGAAATTTGGGACAACGAGAATTGATGATAGAACCACTGTAACTGCAAATAGCTACTTGCGGCCCGGCGGCGGCAATGATAGTATTTATGACAGTGTGCTATGGCATAACCGTGAAGGAGTGAATCCGTGGCAAATAACCTAGACGATTTAATATCGGCAAACGAACATTACTATAGCGAAGCCCATCAGCAAATGGCTGATTCGGATAATCTGTATAACCAAGACTTTAGCTTGAGTATAGATTTACCTGAGAACATTACCGTACACAAGTCATCTAAGGCAACACAAATTGTTGACAACCTTAGAGACCAGATACGTGTCGATGAGCCGGTAGTAATATATCGGGAGCGTGGGCCAAAGCAGAAAGACCAAGAGCATAAAGCCTTGATGGAGATGTGGGGGCAGAATATACTGTCGCAGATATCTCAGAACGGCATGATTGACCCACTAGGCCAAGCGCCACACGACCTAATACTTCGTGGGGCGGCCTGCGTAAAGTTGATGGTTAGAGAAGATAGTTTAGAAGATAAGCCAGCTAAGGTTAGCAAGAAGGCGTGGGAGGCAGAGATGTCGCACAAGCCCCACTTCATTGTTAAACCAGTTGACCCTCTAAACTGCTACCCCTCACCATCTAATGAACTTACATATATGATAGAACGCCAGACCCGGCGAGTACTAGACATCCGAGAATCATACCCTCACTGGACTGACCCGAAGGCTAAGAAGCTAAGCAGAAGCCTAGCCGACAATCCTTTGCGAGAAGTTAGCTGGGTAGAGTATTGGACTAGAGATGAATACGTTGTCGAGGTTGATGGCGAAAGAATTATTGACAAACCTAACCCATACGGAATTATTCCGTATATCTATCGCTACAGCGGCTTGGGCCGGTACAACGCTGACGGTAACCCTAAACATCTAGCGGTGGGGATACTTCACAGCATACAAGGCGAGTTAGAAGCCGAAATTGAGATAAAGACGGCTATGCGAGCGGCGTGGCAGTACCATGTATTTCCTAGACTGCTGACTACCGATGACCCAGCACAAGTAGCGCAACAGTTCCAGAAGGGGCCCGGTGCTGTCATCAAGCACTCCCCCGAAAGGCGACCAGAATGGTTAGAGTCCCCACCGCCCAACCAGCACATGATGGAGTTCTTAGGCTCTATTGATGAAAGTATTCGGCGTACTATACCTGCGGCTCTCATGGAGAGGCAGGCAGATGCCGGTATACATCAGGCAATGCTTATAGGGCAGGCGCTCAAGATTATTAGCCCTGTTAAGAAGGCATTGAACTCGATGGGTACTGAGGTTGTTAATAAATTAAGTCACTTGATGGCTTGGTTTGAACTATCTATGTCAGTACAAGGCCCAAGGCAAGGCACAACTGAGAGAATGATTAGAGCCAAAGACTTTACTCATCATCAGTTTGAAGTAACCTTTGAGGCTACAGACCCAAGTGAAGACGATAGAAGGATGTTGAGTGCGCTGGCTGTCAAGCGAGAGCCGGGCTTAATATCACGAGCCACATACCGAGAAAGGTTCCTCAAGGGCGTCATACCGAATGGCGAAGAAGAGGAAGAGAAGATTATGGCTGAGCAAGTCATTGACCAATTGGTAGGAAGTGGTATGATGGTACAGGAAGTTATGGCGCAGATGCAAGCACAGCAACAGCAAGAAGCCCAGCAACAATCAGTTGATGGTATGGCAGGGCAGTTAATGGAGAGGGCTCGTGGAGCCGCTGATACTGTTGGTGGCAGAGAGCAGGGCTTAGAAGCCATGATGGGTGGCGGCGAGGGCGGCAGAGTACCAGTCGCATTAGAAAACGAAGGCATGGCTAACGCAGGGGTATAATATGGAAAGAGATATTACAGGACGAGCCGTACAGCAAAGTGCTAGAATAGTACAGCGTGTAATGAATAGAGTACAGCAGAAAGTACCTTTGGGGCCGAGCCAAGTAAGGATGAGTAGAGAGGAATTAAAGACAGAGATGTCACGTATGCGAGGGGAGCCCATGTTGAGGCTTGCCGAGATACTTGGTGACGACGAAGTAATGAATATACTGCGAGGTAGATAATGTATAATAACCCTTTAATAACCATACCTCGCCTACAGTATAGTTGGGAAGAGGAAGAAGCGTACCATATGGAGTTAGGTGCGGAGCAAGACCGAAAGCGTAGACAGGCAAAGGCGAGAAGAAGTCATTTCCGAAGTCCGGCGGCAGGCGACCAGTCAATTGGTGGTCTTGGTGAGACTGGCTATAGGGGCGCTCCCCCATCTATCTTCGCTAACCCTTATAGCGACGAAGAAGCATATCAGGCGCAGGCAGGTAAAGAAGCCAGTATGCTACAGCAATCTGATAGGCCCGGTGTGGAAGGTATATCGGCGAGTAAAGCCGCACCGCACCTAAACCGTACATATGAGAGTCGAATGCGAGGAGGACATGTAGGCGGAGCGATGGGCGGAACGATGGACAGAACCTCACGAGACCCTAGATACACGTCAAGTGGTGAATACTACCGTCCTCCAGCACCAGCCGCAGAAAAACAAATAGAACAGCTTGGTTCTGGTTCAGAAGCTAATTCAAGTCAAGCCGCAGTTAATAACGGTAGTTCTACGGTTGCACCAGCACCTGACTATTCTAAGAAGATGTTTACTGGATATAATGAAGAAGAAGAATATCAAGCTACACTAGGGGCGCAAGAAGACAGAGCAGGTAAAGATATATCATTTGGGCAAGTAGAGGGTGTCAGCGCTAAAACTGCCGCACCTTGGCTTGACACAGCCGCTACAGCCGATGTAGTTGAAGCTGGCCCTTGGTGGCAACAGTCTGGTGCTTTCGCTGAAGGGCCAAAGGGCGGTGGTGCATGGAACGAGGAACAGTATGAACAAGCACATTTTGAGTTTACTCAGGGACTTGCTAATGTATCTCGCTTTGGGACGCCGTTTAGATGGAATGATATGGTAGAAGATGGTCAGATAGCAAGCGCCATAGAGTCTTACTCTAGGACTAAGAATTTTAGTTCTAGTACTAAAGGAGACTTGGCTAGTTTGTTAAAAGACTTTTATGAACGTCCTTCTAATACCTTTAATACCGAAGGGCAGAAAAGAGAAATGGTTTATAGAGAACTAAAAGGTATGGTAGATGAGGATTTTGACCTTGCAGGTTTTATGAAAGAAATTGACCCTGCCTTTACTGACGAAGCAATTAAAGAGTTTGAGGAGACAACTTCAAGGTTAGAGGCAGAAACAGTAGGTCAGAAGAAAGTAGAGAGAGCAGAACTATCTTTTGGAACAGCCGACTTTACAAATAAAGTTGCTCATCAAGTAAATGAACTTGCTCAAGGTAGAGGTTCAGTAAGTAGCTTAGTATCTACGCTACAAAAAGATATTGACCTACCCGATTCTTACCAAATTGTACGAGACAGTACAAATATGCCTATAGTACAGTTTAGGGGTACGCCTACAGGTAAGATGGAGAAGTTAGAGGATGGTACGGAAAGAGAAGCATTTGATATGGCAAAGGGCCGTCTATCAGCAGACGAAGAAATGGCGCTAAACAATGCGTTACAGTCTCGTGAGCAAGGGCAAGCCGCCATACAGCAACATATCTCCGACCAGCTTGGGCTAGAGATTGAAAGAGGTCGAGCAAATATTGTTAGCGCTGAATTTACACAAAAATTAGAGGCGCAAGAAGACCAATTTGGTCAGCGTATGGAGTTTGACAAACAACAGTTTCAGAGTAATAATGCACTAGCCGAAGCTAATGTAACTGGTATATTTAATGACCAACCAACTCTGTCGGCCCAAGATTTGATAGGCAGGTTGACTGGTAAAGTGCAGACTGGTACTCAGAATGTGTGGGATGAATATGGTCAATTCACACAAACTCCTATAATGGCTGATACTGTAGAGATGCGAAGGATGAGGGCCGAGTTAATAGGTAGATTTGAAGGCCAGCCTACTATTAATAGAGAACAGTTTGAGGCGGCAGTTAGTGGGTACATGGCTAATAAGGGGCCAACATTTGCTAGAGAGCAATGGGAAGCTCAACAAGCTGATGCAAGAGATGCCAAATTATTGGCGGCAGGGCAGGTAGTAACTGGTAGGCATAAGACTACAGAATATGACCCAGCTACTGGCGAAACTTTTGAGCATGAGACTGTGACCCACCTCAAAAGTCTAGAAGCACGAAGAGTTGAGATAGACGAGAAACTTAAAGAAGCACAGCTTAATGGACTTCGTACTATAGCTGTACGAGTACTTGATGACGAAGGTAAGCCGACTGGTAGGTGGGATGACGTGGAAGTAGGCTATCTAGAGCAAATGCGTACAGACCTAGACCAGCAACGTCTAGACCATATGATGCGTATGGAAGAGGCGGCACAGCTTGGCACAATGGATGTTGATGGTACTGACACAAAGACATTAGCTGGGCAGGCGCAGGCTGTTCAAGAAAGGGGAATGTCCTTACAGGAGCGTCAGTTTGCCGCAGAGCAAGCCGCACGTGCAGGGCAAGCATTACAAGTAGACCCAGAAACTGGGGAGTTTACTGGTGAGCAGGTAGACGCAATGTCGTCTGAGAATGTACAGAACAGGATGCGAGCGCAGGCTTTAGAAGACCAACGTGGTGGGCTAGAGCAACGTGGTATGGCTACGGATACGCCAGAAGGTGTACAGTATGCTAGACAGAATGAAGAGATGAGAAGAGACTATGTATCTACGCTAAATGGTGCGTTAGGCACTGCTTCGGTAGAAGATACTTCCGGGCTTGAAGCGGCTTTAGCTTCAACCTTACCCCCAGCCCCGGCTGGGATGGTCTGGGATGGGCAAGGCGGTGTATTTAAACTTAGGGCTGGTTATGAGGGGCGTGATATTGACCCCATGACACAGCGAGAGATAGAAAAGGCTGGCCCAATATATAGGGCTAGGGATAGGGCCGAAAGAGTATTGCGTAATTTGCAAGACCATAAATTTAATATTGAAGCTACTGAGAGGGCACGAGATAGCGCCCAGAGAAATTTGAGGGAAGCCTTAGCTGACGGCAACATAAATACAGCCGAAGAAGAGGCATACAATAAACAGGTGGCTGATAGAAAACTTGTCGAGGCGCAAACTAAGAACGAAAAATATACTATGCTTTTCCAACTGTTACAAAACCCAACAGCGCTTGGGATGGCAAGACGATATGGCGTATTACAGCAAATTGAGCAAGATATAGGGATGCAAATTCCTAACGTACCAGAATCTGGGCCTGCTGACACAATACCAAATATTAATGAATGGCAAACAATGAACCAAGAAGAGAGGGCATTCAGAGCATCATTATATGCCTCTGAGACAGGTGGCTCTCCAGAGCAATTCTTTGAGATGATAGGCAGAACTGCCCCGGCAGATATACAGCAACTTCAATATGGAGTATTATAAATGGTACTACCCTTACCAAAAATTCCTACACCTAAACCGTTTACACCTTCAATACCTACGAACTTACTTCGTGCAGGGAGAAGCGAATATCTAACAGGTAAAGCCGCTAATCTTGCTCAGATGAGTGCTAATGCTACTGCTGAGGGGTATTTCGCAGAAGAATTAGAAGGTTATACTGAGCAAGAACAATGGGAAAATATGGCTAAAGGGATGCGCCAACCCCAGCAAGAACAGCAAGAGCCCGGTAAATTTATGTCGATGCTCGGCAAAGTATTAAAGCCGTTAGAGCCTCTCAAATATTTAGATATACCTATCGAGTTGGCGGCAGAAGCAGTAATAGACCCTCTTGAGATGGCATTGCCCGGTAACCAGTTTAACTGGCTAAGAGGTAGTGCTAAGCGTGAACATTTTGAGGGTTGGAAGTCTGTATTTGAAGGTATAAAGGGCGAGAAGAGTCTCATTGATGTAATGGATGATGTTGCAGATGCCTTTGAGAAGCGCCCATTCTTGGCGCAGGTAGGGTTAGGATTTGCCTATGGAATACCTGTATCTAGAGTAGGTAATATACGACGCCTTGGGAAATTCGCTAAGCCTTTAATGTATAGCTTAGACCCGGCACAGGTAGCATGGGACTATGGTGTATCCCCACTAGCTAAGAAAGCGTGGAGGGCGGCAGGTAGAGGCGCTAAGCCAGTATTGATGGCTGTACCTACTGACCCGGCGCAGATTAAAACTATATATGATGATATAAATGCTGAGTATACAATTGATGAGCATAAGTATGCAAGGAATGCGGATGGTGAGTATGTTGACCCTAAAAGAGCCAGTGACCCCTATACAGTAAGTAAACCTTCTAAATTTTTAAGTTCATTAAACTCTCTTTCACGTCTTAGGAAAGGGTTATCTGGTGGTACTATAAGAGGGGATGCTGATATTATAGTATCAGAAGGGCTCCAGCAAGGTTCTGAAGGTGTCTCTGATTTAGCTAAACATAGAGACCTAGCACTGCTGGATTTGGAACAAGCGCTATTTGGTCGTGAAGGGCAGATAGAACATTTCACACTAGCTGAAATGGAATCATTCCTTATAGATGGTACTGTACCCTTAAAAGAAGCGTCTAAGAAAACTGGTGTTAACCCTAAACGTGCTGGGCTGGAATGGGTTGAGGATGAAGGGTCTAGTCTGCAAGCAATGCTTTCTGGACAAAGATACATAAATACACTTAAAGATACACTCGATGATAAGTCTGGTAAAACTCTTTATGAGTTATTAAAGGATAATCCTGACGAATCAATCTGGCATGTTGTCTACAAGAATGTTGAAATGGATGGTACTCAAGTTGGCGCAGAAGAAATTGGAATAGGCAAATACAAAAGTGGACGTAATATATTAACTGATAGATTGCGTTTCTATAACAAAGAATATGGTGCAATACTTGGTGACTTTAGAGAAGGTATTGAGGGCGGTATAGAACATAACTTTGACCAGCCATTACCAATGAACTCTCAAAGTTTAAGGCATATTGCCGCTACTAGATTAATGTCTCAGGATGGTATTCGCCCAATAGATATTCAACATGCTCTTCGTCATAGTGTTAGTGGCTCCCCCACTGAGTGGAGAAACTATGTAATAGACCCAGATGTATTTGATGTCAGAGAAGATGCGGCAATGTATTATGGGTTGATGGGTAATAATAATGAATTATCTGGAGGCTATGCACAGACACATCTTGGGGTAAAACTTATAGGCGCTAAGGTTAGTAAGGAGGCTAAAGAATTAGGTACTATAGCTAAAGATGTTATAGATATTACTGACCCTGCTACTAAAGATATGCTGAAAAATCTCGATATAGTTATAAACGGTAAGGCAATAACAGAAGCTGATGCTGTAGAAATAATCGAAAAGTTTATGATTCAGAGAAGTAGTATGGAAGGTTTAGGCCCAAAGAAGGGTCTTTACGAATCTGCTTCTTTTGAAACTCCTATATACAGAGACTATGTACAGTTAATGGGCGAAATCAGAATTCAGAAAATACTCAAAGATGATATGATTCACCATGAAATAAAAACAGATATTGATAATCTTAAACGTAGTGATATGCTAACTCAAGAGCAAGAGGATATATTAAGATTAGTCGGTGCAAATAGGCAAATGCGTCAAGAAGGTGTTGACCTGTATCATGGTCACCAGCGAATGAGAGGGCGCATGCAGGTGATAGAGCGGCAATTAGAGCGTCAGGGGTGGCTGGAGAAGAAAGGTAAGAAGTGGCGTCTTAGGTCTAAAGAAGAGGGGCCAATAAAAGCAAAGCGAGATGCTTCTGTTAAAGCTCTTGGGCAGGGCAATATAATACAATGGGAAGAAGCCTATAGAATGTGGGGGCCAACAAATAAGGGCGACGAGTTTATTCCCTATGAAAAACTTGGTTGGACAGACGAAGGTACACACCTTACTACAGGTGAACGCCTTACTCCATCAGACTACCAGCAAAGCTATGGTGCTTTGGAAAGACAGACAAAGAAGGTAAGTAATCAACTGCATATGCACGAGATTATGATTGCCGCTACTAGGAATCATCAACGTAAAGTATTGTCGCTAATGAGGCAGAATAAAATCTCTGCTGGCGATATTCCTGATACTAGCCCACTACACAATCCTAAATATAGTTGGATGATGCAAGATGGGTTACATGACGCAGACTATGCTGGGTTGCCTAATGGTGGGGATAGAAACTATCTAGGTGACCCCTTCTGGCACGAGGCAATAGCCGGGCTATCTGGTAGTGCTACTAAGGCCCAGAAAAGTTATGGACAAATTAGAAATGAAGTTAGGGCTCCACTAGTAAAGATTATTGTAGCTAGAAATGATTTGAATGGGATTGAAGGTCTCAATTTAGATGACGTAGATAGCTTAAAGGTAGCTGAAGATAAAATTAGGGCGTGGCTTGGTGGCGAACATGGCCCTCAAGTAATTAACGCTTTAGAAGGTAAAGGACTTAGGGCAGGTGATAGCCAGTCAGAAATAGCAAAGGCTTTGTGGAAAGCCTATAATGACCTCCCACAAATATTTGGTACAGATGTACAGGCTAAAACTATATTTGATAAGGAAACAGGAAAATATGTATCTAAAGCTAGTAAGGAAGAAGTTGATAAGAGAATTAAAGTATTATCTAGAATACTAAGTTCTCAGTCTACTGATGGCGGTAGTGCTATATTAATGCAGGCCAATGTTAAAGGTGCTACATCAAAACTTATACCTTTAAATTTTGAAGAGTTAAGTGACGAGTGGGGACAGCATGTACTAAAACGTAGAAAGTTTAGGGCAGACACAGGAGTAGATATACACGATAGGATGGGTGTTACAGCCGCTGATGTTACAGGGTGGATGCCAGACTTAAATACACTTACTGCTCAGATATCAGACTTAGTTCCCGGCAATATTAGAAGAGGTATGCTTGGTCTAAACGAAGATGGAACCCAAAAAGCAGGGCGTAACTGGTATCAGAGACATCTTGGCGGTAATCTTAACTCTTTTGTTAGTGGGGGCGCTCGTACTGGGGGTATAAGAAAAGCCACTAAACTATTTGTAGGTAGAAGAAAGGGGTTTGCACTATCTGAAAGAATTGCTAAAGAACTCGTCAGAGATTTAAATATTAAGTTGCACTCGCAAGATAGTACACTAGGCTTTATGACTGACTCAGCCACAAAAGGACAACGAGCCTCCCAAGAAACAAGAATGCTTGAGAAAAGATTTGAGTCAGTGAGTGGGGCTAAAGGGCATCAATTCTTTGGTAAGTTAGAAGATAAGATTAGAGGGATAGAATGGAATGACGCTGGTACTGATATAACTGGTAAGTTTGAGGATGGTACTAGAATGTCCCCTAAAACCGAGCGTATTATTAGGGATGCTTTATCTACTGCAAAAGATAATAGGAATTTAAAAGCTACTGGTAAGGACTTCTTTAATGATACAGGTACTTATAATGGTGACGTTAGAAAACTACTAACACAGGTAGACGCTGTGTTAGAAGAAGGTGGCCCAGAACTATGGGACGAACTATATAGGTTAGACGAAGCTGGCGCAGAATGGGCTGAACTACAATTCTTGCGTAATATTACGGCGGAGATGGATGTTAAGGCCGCCGCTCGTGGATTTAATATACCTGATATGCTGAAGGCAAAAGGTGTTACATATCTAGAGGGTGGGTATGTTCCAAGATTAAGCAGGCAAGGCTCCCGACGTATTGCTGAGAGCAAAGATAATGTAGACGCTATTTCTAATAATACTATGGAATGGTTTTTAGAAGAAAGGAAAGACCAGAGTATTTTTCACAGCATGAAACGTGATGCTAATACTATGGAAGATTTAACCCAGAGACTTGGGCAGTATGTAGAGACTGTAAATAAGTCTATGTTAGATGTCCAGCTTAATACAGAGTTGAAGAGGCTTTATGATGAAAACTATATAACACCCCACCAAACAGCTACATATGATGTAGAAATGCTGGATTCCTTCAGAATTATGATGGAGGATTTACAAGCTGGTATTTCAGTACCTACAGAAGCCTCAGATAAACACTGGCGTAGAGTACTTAATGGTGAGTGGGGGCATATGGAAGACTTGCAAACGCATGTAAAAAATATGCTGGATAGTGACCATCGTGGGTTACTTGACTATGTCGCAGAACATGCTGATGATATCGAGATGGCTAGAGAAACATATAGGCTATCGCAAGAAGAGATACTTGGAGAGTATTCAGATGTAAATAAGTGGTTTAAGAATCAAGGCTTTGATGCTAATGAGCGATGGATGGAAGGCTTAGTTCTTACTGAGGAAGATTTATTTAGTATAAGGCAACAATATGCTGTCTCTAATGAAGGTATTACAGGCTTCCTTGCTTGGGGGGCTAAGAAAGCTAGAGGCCCAGCTAGGTTTATGCGAACCTTCAAAGCTGGATTTGATGCTGGTGTACTATTAATACACGGCTATAACTCTTTGGTAGCTAACCCTATAGACATTAGAGATGGTAAAATAACCCTTGACTGGACTCGGCAGAAGTCATGGTTCAAAGCCGCTAACCAAATGGGCAGATTCTTAGTAAGTCCAGAAGGTTATGATACCTATATGGCTACAGATAAGGCTGTACGGTTGCGACAAGAGATGATGCCATTTGTAACATTAGGACACTCAGAGCCTCTTGCGGCGGCGCAGAATAGCAATACCTTTCTTAGATGGCG